TATTTCTGACGCTTTCAATAATCTTGCCAGCGATAGGTGGGACAGGTTACGTCTGGATAACGACTTACAATCGTGTTATAGCTGCGACTGAAGCAATTGAGGCAGCAAAGCCTTATGACGATGCAGAACTACGAGCAGAAGTGAATGCGTTAAAGGTTCAATTATCTGCACAACAAGCATCAGTCAATGTAGTTAAAGATTCTATGGTGACTACATCTAATCAGCTCGTATCTATGCAAGAGAAGGTATCTAACGCTATCGGTACAGCGAATGAAGCAAAGGCTATCACTAACGGCAACGTGCGTGAAACTTCAGCATCTTTACTAGGTGTACGTGAGGAAATGAAAGCTACCCGTGAAGGCATAGAATCACAACTTAAAGCACTTAAACGTGCTACCTCAAATCCGTTAGGCAATTAAGGAAAAATTATGTTATCAATCATATCAGGTCTATTAGGTATCGGTTCTTCTGCCTTACCAAGTTTATTAGGTTTCTTTCAACAGAAAGGTGACCAAAAGCATGAGATGGCTATGGCTCGTTTGCAGACAGAACGTGAAGCTGCTATGGCTGCTGCTGGCTTTGCATCACAAGAAAAGATTGAGGCTATTAAACTAGAAGAAGTTGAAATGCAGACTTATACGCAAGAACGTGAGGCACTATATTCTCATGACATGAAAATCATGGATAAGGCTTCTCAGTCTGTTGTAGACCTAAACGGTAAAGTTCGCCCATTTATTGCATTTACTTTTGTTGGCTTACTTGTATTTGTTGACGTTGCTGGTCTTGCTTGGGCTATCTATACTGGTGTGGAGTTTACTACTGCCATGAACTTAGTATTTTCTGATGACGAAATGGCTATCGTATCTAGTATAATTGGTTTCTACTTTGGCTCACGTCAATGGGAAAAACACCGTGAAGGCAAGTAAAGAATTATTTAATATGTTGAAGCACCATGAAGGTGTTAGATACAAACCATACCAATGTCCGGCTAAACTCTGGACTATTGGTGTTGGTAGTGTTTTATATCCAGAACAGGCTAAAATACCATCAAGCATAGAGGGTATGGCTACTCGTAAAGCGTACCCTTTGAAGCCTGAAGACAACCGCAGATGGAGTGAGGAAGAAGTTGACAAGTTATTGGCTAAGGATGTCGCACGATTTGAACGAGGGCTTGCCCGTTATTTACCTATACGACTTTCACAGAATGAATACGATGCTATTCTTAGTTTCTGCTTTAATCTTGGTCTTGGTACATTTCAGAGGTCAACCATCCGTCAGGCGCTTTTGCGTGGGGATAAAATCACGGCTATACAGAGTCTTCTCAAGTATAACAAAGCTGGTGGCAAGGTCTTAAAAGGATTAGACAATAGACGTAAAGACGAAGCAGCATTATTTAATAAACAAGGATAAGTTATGGCAAATTGGTGGGATAAAAATTTAACAGATAAGCAGAAATTTCGCTTGCAAGAGCCAAAAGACCCAAGTTTGCTTGATGTCGTTTCTACCGTGCCAAATCCAGTAGGTGATGTTGCATCTGGTCTATTAGCTGCACAAGACTTTTCTAAAGGTAACTATGGTACTGCTGCTCTTAATAGTTTAGGTTTATTACCGTTTGTTCCTAGCATGGGTGCAGTAATTCAAGATACTAGTAAACTTAGACAATGGATACCAAATATTAAAGGTGATTGGACAAAAGACCGTATAACTAAAGAATTAAAAAATTCTGCAGCTTATACTAATGTATCTGGAAATTATCCACAAAGACATATTGCTGAATTTGAAAATCCAGAAGATTTTGCTGCAAATCTTTTTTGGCATGGAACTGGTGGTAATGTAAGCGGTGGATTAAAACCAAGTAAAGCAATGTCATCTAAAGATGTTGAACAAATAGGTGGTGGTGGATATGGAGAACAATATTGGGGGACTAGTGTTTCAAAAGATAAAAATTTAGCATCTAATTTTACTGGTCAATCTAGAACTGGTGCTGTATATCCAGTTATTCTTAAAAAAGGTTCAAATATAAAAGAATTACCAAATATACAAGATGCTGCAGAATTAGACGATATAATTGAATCGTTATGGAAAGATAAAGTTGATGCAGTCAAAATTGGCGATTGGACAACTCCTTTTTCTGAAAAAGAACTTGTTATTTTAAATCCAAAAGCTGCATGGAAATATGATAAAGCAACAAGTTTTCCTGTATTCAATAAACCTAGATTAGAAAATCCAAATGCAGAAGAAGTTATTAATATGTACAATAAAGCTATTGAACAAACAAAAATAATGGATGAAATAAAAAAACTTCCAACTCGAATAGAAAGAGATGCTGCATTAAATTCTTTAGAAAAGATTTTTAATAAGTAATTATTTCATTATATTTTAATTATTCAGTAATCATTCCAATGTCGCAGGTATGTCTTTCTATCTCACCGTACTCTTTGTGCAGTATGATTGAACACATATCACGACCAGCACGGTAGCCTTGTCCTTGATGCCAAGCATCTCTGGCTGCTAGTGTCCTAAAGTATTCTACGATACCACCGTGGTATTCTTTAACGTCTTTGTGGTGTACGTGACCAACATACCAATATCTAAACTTAGACCTTCCCCAGTCTTCTGACTTGTCTGCTGCCATGATAGACAGCATATCCTTACCTTTAACGGTATCGCCATGCGTAGAGCCTATTAGTACCTTGCCAAACGTGTAGTACCAACATACTGCTGGTGACAGGTCAACTTCCATACGTGGCTCGTTATGAAAGTAGCAGCTAATCATCAATGCTAGTGCGTAAGATGAATGCCCATCGTGGTTGCCTTTATTGATTCTGAAAACTACCTTTTGATGCTTCTCTAGCAATCGTTTTAGGCAATAGATTATGGCACGTAATCCTACCTGCTGCACCTTTGCCCAGCGACCATCCACATCAAGCTGGTGACCAGAGGAAGTAATATTCTTTTGGTTGTCGGCATGGAACATATCGCCAAGGTTTAACAGCAATGCCGTGTGAGTATTTGGTGAGCTTGCTATCAGTCTATCTATTGCGCTACAGGTGAGCTTCTCTGCAATATCTAAATCAAAGTCATCGCCAGCATCTTTTGCCCATGCATACAACCCAAAGTGTGGGTCGCCCATAGGAATTACAGTCAACACATTCTCTGACGTTATTGCCGGTGGTGGAGTTATTGGTGCTAGACCCTTGATGTCTTCTGCAAGGTCTGCAACAAAGTTACGCACTATCTCTTCTAGCTTGCTGTCATCTACTCTAGTCTTAACCCATTGCCCACTAGCCTTACCTTCTGCATTGTAGTAGGTAGAAACCCCTCGTACTATAAACGGCTCTGGTGCTGCCCTAGTCATATCGTGATTAGGTGCGTAACCGGCTAGTGCTGCTTTAGCCTTTAAGCCTCTAACAGCAACATCAACTACCGTGGCAGTTACACCAAAAAACTTGGCTGCTGCACGATTAGAATTAAGCTCACAAGACTTGCTATAATACTGCCATTGTTTATCAGTAGCGTACTGGGCTAATTTATCATCTATTGGAGTTACCATATTTATTCCTATGTTTTTGTTTATTATATACATATTTTGCATAGTATGTAGATATAATTAGCCCTACCACAATACCTAGTATAAAAGCCTCTTTGTAACACAAGATGTAGTCTAAGGTGTACATAATTCTCCTAAAATGTGTATTATTTTACACGATTTACTTCTTTCATTGATTCAATGCCACGCATAAGCAAAACCTCAAAACCTAACTGCATTAAGTACATTTTGCCTTCTTCATCTATATCCAACTCTGCAATACCGCTACCATCTGGATTGTCTTTAATGTCACCTATCAATTCTATTTTCATGATGTGTCCTTATTACGACTTTATTGAACCGCTTTGCAATATAGTAGCGACTTTCTTACAATCTGTTAGTTTTATTGCCAATTTGTAATTTAAACGCTAGTCCCAAGGTAAGTTGCCTTAACACCACCGCTAAATTGAACCTCTACAGCGCAGTCTTGTCCTTTATTTCCATTTAAAAGTTTCCATACACCAAATCCCATAGAAACAACAGCCAAAAGTAGCAACGTTACTACAATTACTGTCGCTCTATCTGTTGCTCTAGGGCAGTCACAGTTACGACCTTGATTACAGTTTTGATTGCACGGCATTTTTCTTCCCCTTCTTTTTAGTTGGTGGAACAGGCGCTACAGCATCATAGCGTGAATGTGTTTTGCAAGAAATAATTAATCCTGCACCGTAAAAAATTAGAAACGCAATGCCAATTATTGCTATTAGATAAATCATATGTTGTTATCCTTTAACGCTTCTCGTTAAACGCCATCATAGTGCAGACCATCATTCCCATTTTGGGAGATATTGTCTATACGGTCTTCATCCCAGTTAAGCTGGCAACCAGTCCATGCACATTCTTTAGTTGAATCTAAATTCTTTCCACACACGTTACAGATTGGGTCTTTCTTCTTACGAAAGATACGGTCAAATCCATCATCGTATTTTTCTTTTTGTTCTTTGCTGCCAATTTTAGATACTAGGCTATCTCCAGTTACAGGATTGCTAGACATAGGTAAACTCCTTTTTAAATTGCATTTAATGCTGAACCATGTTTAGCGTGCCATTGATGATGATGTACTGAACATAGCCATCTTACATTTAATGGTTTTGCATAATCATCGTGATGAGCATCAACTTTTTCTATACCACAAACCTCACATGGCTCTCTGAATAACTTTTTATTTCTAATTGCATTGTTTATCATGCAATGTGCTTTATATTTCTTTGGGTATTTTTCCCTGTACTCTTTCAAATATTCTTTATTTTGCCTACCACCTCTAGCTCTATCGTAAGCAAGTATTTTTTCTCTGCTTGGGCTTTCGTGTCTATGAACATGGACATCTTTTTTAGTGCAAGTTTTGCATTTATTAAGATGCCCATCTTTCATTTGCCCATGTTTGTAATACTCTGTTAGTGGCTTATTTTCACCACACTTAAAACAAGTTTTCATATTTCCCCCATATATTTATCAGTCCGTGGGGGTATGCTACACTAAAACGGACTTAATTAAAAGGTATGTCACTCTCCACAGCATCCATTGGGTCAGTAGCTTTGGCAGGTTTAGCTGCACCGGCTTCTGATTTTCCACCCAGTAAAGTTACGTCACCAACACGGCACTCTAGGCTTGATTTCTCTGTGCCATCCTTGGCTTTGTATCCACGAACACTAATCTCGCCTGTAATGCCTATCTGTGTGCCTTTTAGAAGCATTGGCGCAAGTATTTCTGCACGTTTTCCCCAAAGATTACAGTTTAACCATGTGGTAGTGGCTTTATCTCCATAACCGGCAGTTAATGATAGCGAAAAGTTGCAGATTGCATCTTGATTTTGTGTGTAACTTAATTTTGCATCTTGTCCTAAACGACCTGTTGCTGCTAATAAATTCATTTTAGTTCCTTTAATTTAGTTGTTAAGTCTGATACTTCTGTTAAAAATAATTCTACTGCCTTTTCTGTTTCAGCGATGTACTCGTCATCACGGTCAACACGTACTACAAACAATGCTAGGTTATCGCCTAGTGCCGGACAATAGCTAACAAAGTCACACCACTTAGCACCGGTACAAGCCATCTGCCATTGCATCTGCGGTATGTATTTTGCAGGTGCTTTGCCTGATAATAACGTATCTGCATGGTTGGCTGCCGTAGGGCATTTAATCTCTACTAGACCATCACCTACTACCCCATCTGGACTAGCACCGGACATCGCAATGCTTGGGTGGTCAATAAAGACTACCTCTACTACCGTAACACCTTGCTTAAACTCGTATGCTGCTCTGGCTAGTGGCTCAAGCTCAATGCCTCGCTCCATGTGTGAGTTAGTAAAGCCTTCCTCACGTTGACCTGTT